CACCAATACATAATACATTCATATCGTTGTGTTGTCTAGCCTGTTCTACATCAAATGTATCAAAACACACCACTGCCCTTGCGCCTTTGAATCTATTTGCCTGCATAGCCATACCAAAACCGCTACCACAAAATAATATGACTCGATCATCTTTATCCAAACTGTGGCAGGCTTTTTTTGCTATGTCGTTGTAATCTGTTCTTTTATTTTCATATATGCCTATGTCATGAAAAGTTACTATATCTCCCATACATTCATCTATCGGACAAAGCCATTTGGATACTTCATCTTTTAGTTTCATGCCTCTGTGGTCAGCGCCTATTGTTAGATCTATCATAATTTTAATTTACTATGTCCTCCTCCTATTTCACCTTTTACCCAAGTGTTAAATGACAAAGTATATCTCACGTCATTAGGACTTGCATTTATTTCCACACTATGATTTAAAAAACTAGGAAATAGCATCAAATCCCATTTTTTAGGACACACTGCCATTCTTGTTTGATGATAAAGGTAACTTCTTTTATTTGTAAAATCAAATTGTTCTTTGTGATCGAGTCTTACAGTATCAGTAAAAATATTTGTATGATTTTTATCTTTATGAAATACTATGTTAGATGTATCCTTACAATCTGTTAAAAATAATACTCCAGAAATTAAACTATTACTGTGATAATGTTCTTGAATGTATTGATTTTGTTCATACTTGTTACACCAACTTGTAGTGAGCACAAATTTATGTTTTTCATGCACATCTAAATAGCCATGCATAAAATCGTTTATCTGTTGTAATACTTCACCTTTTAATGATAATAAATTATCTTTTTCTAGAACATAATCATCTTTCGAAATATAAGAAACTTTGTGTGAACGTAATTCATAATCCAATTTTTCTTTTATAAATTTTTCACTTTCCTCACAAGGCTTTATTTGTGTTTGACACAAAGGTATACCAAATAAAGGCACAACATTATTTTCTGTTATCATAGTTTTGCCTCTTTTGTAATTTCTTTAACCATCTCAATATCCGCTGGCAGTCTTTTAAATCTTAGTGCCCAATGGTTCGGATCCATTATTGGATAAACTATTTGTAATTGTTCATTGTTAAATCTTTTCATCATCTCTTTTCCGCTTCTACAATTTAAGATTAGCCAAGGACTTATTTTACCGTCTTTGATGTCCATTACTGCTCTATTCAAACTTGCATAACGAAAATAATCACTCCAAGGTGCTTCTTTTTCATCACCCCAGTCCATCATAGTTTTCACAGATCTTTCCATTGCAGTTTCAACTTTTTCACGCAATATTAAATCAATTGCATACTTTTGATATAGTTCTTCTCTACACCAGTGATCTAATTTTACTCCGCTTGTAACAACGTAATCAATGTATTTGCTAGGATACAACGGCTTTACATTGCTAATAAAACTGCCAAATTTAACAAATGCTGTGTAATATGGACTTTTGCAAAACTCTTCATACGTTTTTGTTTTAGATGCTTTTTGACATAGTTCATAAAATCTTACAAAAGTTTGATAACCTAATTGCACTCTTCGTTCATCTTTTTGTAAGAATCTTCTTTTTTGTTCGCACATATGTACTGCTAGTGTTTTTTCTTTTGTAAATTTTGCATTACAATATTGACAGGTGTATAATTTTTCTATCATAATTGTTTTTTAATCTGCTCTGGAGTCATTCCAAAGTCCTTTGCTAATTGTTTTATCTCTTTTGCATCATTTATAGCAACAAGTAATTTTATTTCATCTGGTTTCATTGTAGGGTATAATTTTTCTAAAAATTTAGTTGTTTTGGCTTTACCACCAGACTCTTTAAATTTATATCCTATCCATTCATGATACCTAATATTTTTCTTAGAACTTGCAGTCATACATAACAGATACCAAAGTAATTTTTTGTGTTTGGTCAAAGTAAAAAAATGCTTGTTGTAATATCTATTTGTTTTTAAAATTTGTAGTTGTTTGTCTTGTGTACTGCCTTTAATCGCACTTACGTATCTGTTCAACAAATAGAAACTGACTTGCTTTCGCTCATCATCAGATAAGTCATCCCAAACATTTTTTGCGTTCATATCTATTGCCGCAAGTATATCTTTCAAAGGTAATTTGTTAATCTTCGTAGCCATATAATTCTAATAACATTGTATACTTTTCCCAGGCTTTTTGCAAGCCTTTATGTGCCAAACACATTTCAACAGCACGTTCAGTTACAAAATACTGTCTATTTTGGCATTCTTCTTCTATTGTTGCTTTATTGCTTTTGGAAATTAATACCTTTGGACCTTTACCACCGATTGGTTCTCCATAAATTGTTTCACCCCCATCAGGAGATGTAAAAATCATTTGTTCTTCTTTTTTCTTTTTAGGCATTACAACAACTGCGTGTATTCAATACTTTCACACTGTCTTGAAATATCTTTAACAAAGAAAGCACAAGATGGTTGTTTTCCATTTGTTAAAGGAGTGCTTATTAATTGATTATTTTTCATTTTTGGAAAATACCATTTGACTTCATTGTAAAAATTTACAACATTTACTTCTTCAAAGTCTGCCTTAAAACTGCTTAATGGATTAAAAATAAATGCTGAGAATCCTCTATCTGCTATGCTAGTTAAAGGCACAACTTCAACAGTATTGCTGTCTTCTTTGTCTCCAACGGCAATGCTCCAGTCTAAAGGCATGGTAATTTCTTTTCCTCCAATGTCTAGCACTATTGCTGGTGCACTGAAAGATTCAATATAGATTAAAGGTATAAAGAAAAAGTCTGGCTCTTTAGGATTGCTATTGTCTAAAACAGAAAAAGCCATATCTTCAGATACTGTTTCAGGTAATTTATCTAGATTGTAGGACAAGTTGTCCACAGTTAATATTCTCATTGTTGTTCTCCGGATCCTATTTCATTTGTATTGGTATCATACCAAAAATATTGTGTGCCTAATTTAGGTGCTTGATGTAAAGTTTCAAAAGGCAAAAATACTCCTGATGGCATAGATGCTCCTTTGTTATTGTCTCTTCCGTCTGTGCTCCATGGATTATCAACGGTGATTAATGGAAGATTAGAAGCATAAGACATCATTTTCACACAGGATAGATGCCAATCATCATGTGCTTTTTGTATGTAGGGTGGTAAATCTTTATCAGCATTGCTGGCATGAAGTATTGCTTGAACGTTTTTATCTGAATACGCTTTTACAAGATTTTCTTTTCCGTCCCAGTAGTTTCCAACAAGATCATTACATATCATTCCACCTACCTTAAATTTTTCATTCTTTGTTGTTAATTCTACTACCACGCCTGCATCTCCTGGTTGGCAATGATAATCGAAATGGACTACATATCTTTTACAAATAGTGCCAATATGTTCACCTTGTTGATTATAAAAACGTAGTTGATTTGTTTTTTTACCAAATAAAAAATTATGTCTTACATTTTTTTCATCAAGCCATAATGTACCTAATATCAATCCTAAATTATTTCTACGTGAATAGTCTTGTAATTTATTGACTGCGTCTTCTGTTTCTTGACAAGTATTGACAGTAAAACTAGGAGCATCATATCCACTTACAGATGCTTCTGGTGTCATTAAGTAATCTACTTTATTTGCCACTGCCCATTCGCAGGCTTTCAAAATAGTATCATAGTTCTTGTTAGGATCCATTGTTACTGGTATTTGTGCTACACCTATTCTCATATTAGTTCCAATCTATCTTTTCTAATGTAAAAGGATAATTTGCTTCTTTATAAAATTTCTTTCTATGTGTTAAGTGCCTTTTTGCAAATTTGCAAGTTGATGTTATGTCCCAAATTTGTACAAAGTCTTTGTCTTTTGCTTTACGTATTCCACGTCCTATTGACTGTATTACTCTGACAAATGACTTACCTGGTTCTATTAGCACCAAATTAAATATTCTTGGAATATTAATACCTACAGACGCTACACCATATGTTGCAATGATCACTTTATTATCTGCACTACTGATTTCATCATATTGCTCTTTTCTCTCTTCTAGTTTTGTTTCACCTTGTATAAAGACACTGCCATCTATTAATTTTTGTAGTTCTGTGCCTGCTGTGAGCCTATCAATTAAAACAAGTGTGTTACCAGAGACTTTAATTTTTTCAATTAATTTTCCGATATATTCTAAACGTTTTTTATTTGTTGTAAGATATTTTAATTCTTCTTGATAATTTTTATATACTGGAGTATCAATCATCTGTACAACATTTACGTGACATTTAGATAAAACTCCTTTATCTTGTAATTCTTTGGCGCTGATTTGATTTACTACAGGGCCAATACTTGCTAGTATGCTTTGGAATTCAAATTGTTCTTTAGGAACTGTGCCTGTTAGCCCCCACCTCACTGGAGCATTTTTTAAATGATGTGTAAGTAGTTTTTTTAAAACATCTGCTTTTGCTTGATGTACTTCGTCCACGATAATTGCTTTGACACCATCTAAAAATTCTGTTAATGTTAGCACAGAGTCTCCTGCCTTTGCTTTTTTATCTAAAATATTAAGGCTCTGCCATGTGCAAATAGTGTGTGTTCTATTCAGTTCTTTCCTATCACCAAAATACACACCAACATCTAATCCAACAGTTTTATAATCATCCTCTGTTTGTGTGACAAGTGATTTGTTAGGAACTATTACAACTGTTCTACCCATAGTTTCACATAAACTTGATAGACAAGCAGTAATAATAGTTTTACCAGCACCAGTGGCGACTTCTTGTAAACTTTGCGGTGTGCGTAAAAAATTGTTTACTACCTCAACTTGATAGTCTCTTAATTCGATTGATTGACCTTCGCACTGATGACCTTTAGGCCATTGTTTGTGAGCAAAATAATCTTTGTCTATAAGACTGAAATTTAGATCAGTTTTTTGTCTTTTATCATCAATTGAATCTACTTCAATGCCCTCTTCATGTATTATTTGCAAAATTTTATCTAAATGATTTACGTAGCCATTCCCACCTAAACCAAAGAAACCTACCTTACCGTCCCATCTTCCTAGTTTGTATTGTGGCAAGTATCTAGCATATGGAACTTGCCATTTCATTTTATTAGATATTTTTCTTCTTACGTCTACAGGAAGTCCTTCAATTTTTACATTGACTTCATCGTTTATTATTATTTTACATCTCATATTGTTTCAGCAGTGTCATAAAAGTTTAAGAACATACTGGTTTGTCCATTTATATTAAAAACTAAATCAGACTCATACAAAAAAGTATCCACCTTTGTATAATTTTTAGATCCATCACAGCATATAACCGATTCTGGACGCCAAGTAGATTGTACTAAAGGCTTTGGTATCTTTTTACTGTTAATATACACTATTTTTGTTGTGTTTGCAAGTGAATTGTTTATGCCATTATCCTTAACGTAGGTATTAAATTCAGCCCCCGTTCCTTTATTTGGTAATCTTACTAATACTGAAATGTCTTTTGGGTCTACTAAATTTTTAAATTGTTTATGAAATTGTTGTAATTGTTCTAGTGCTCTTTTATCTTGCATACTTACAATGACTAACAAAGGATATCTTTGTAATTGGTCAATACATTCTGTTAAATGATTAAGTTGCCATTTTTTTAAATCAATATTAATCATAGAATATTTTCTTTCTAGAACCTTTTTAGTTAATACAGATAAATTAGATTTACTTTTTTCTACCTCAAATGTATCAAAATGTTTTAGTCCTAATTTTATTTTTCTATCATAAAATAAAAATAAATTACCTGCATTTGGTTTGCCAAATTTATCTATGTGATGTGTGGTTACTGCTTTGCTAGAGTGTTTAATTTGATAGTTATAGATACCTGGTACGTAGTCATCAGGATTATTTAAAATGTTTTCTACTTCATTATAAATTTTTACTAAAATAGGATCAATATCTTTTATTCTACCTTTAAAACGTCCTACAAGTTTGTGTATAATTCTTTCATCAAACGGAAGTAAGTATTTGTCTTTAATCCTTTGAGAATAAAATCTGCCTACCTTGTGTGGGAAAAGTTTTTTAATATCGCTGACTAATTTGCTTAACATTAAATTAAATGGAAATCTTATTACAACAATTTTTAATGGAGTAAATCCTCCCCAGATTCCGTCTTGATAATCGCTACCGTCTTCTATTCTAATGTATTTTGTTCTGTCTAAATGTCTTATAGGTTTACGTAAAATATTTGCACTATTTTGAATATCTATATCTCTTAATTTAAATTGTGAAGCATATCTGTTCACTAAAATACGTTTTACTGCTTCGTATTGTTTATCGGTTAAGGCACTACCTTTGTATACTTTTTTTGCTATATCTACTAAAATTCTTTTATCTCGATCTAAAATAACGAACGGTTTAGATACAGGACCTGACTCGAATCCTGCCATTATTTCTAAGCACTGCTCTATTGGATATGTTTGCATATCTATAGTATAACGGATTTTGGTTAAAAAGTCAATCTAGAAAAGGGTATTCCTTGGGCAATTTCTTCAACAGTCCACTCTGTGTTTACATAATCATTTAACCATTGCTGTCTATCTGGCATTAAAGGTTTGTTAATTGTGCTGAAATCCTTATTCGCCACATCATAGGCAATACTCTGCTCACTTACATAAGCAGGTATTCCATTCAAAACTGCATGGATTCCTGGATTGCTACTGTAACTTACCACGGCCCATGCGTTAGAAAAATTTAAATCGAACTCATCATATGTATTTGCAATCTGTTTAGGAACCTCATAACCAACATTATCCAACACAGGTAAATTTATTAAAGGACATCTAGGATGTGGTCTTACTACTATTTTCCTGTCAGTGTATTGTCGTATTTCTGATACAGTATTTCTTACATATTGATCTAACTTAGGTTGATCTTTCCATTGTTCACTTTTATCATGTTGTAGGCAAATTAAAATATGTTCACCATCTTGTCTCCAAGGTCTCATATTAATTCCTAATTCTTTTACACGTTCATCTGTGTTATTTTTTGGTCCGAAATTTGCTAATCTATTGATACCATTTAATCCAACTTTCCATGTTGTATTTCTCTTAATCCCACCTACTTCAATTACTAATACATTTTTATTTTGTTTTCTAAAATGCTCCCAAATATCTTTGTTGCGAGCCATTCTGCCATGCCATAACAATGACCATATTACTGGAACATCACACTGTAAATTATTTTCATCAACAGTGTGACCTAAAGTTTTTAATCCTTTAGAAACTGCTTCCCATATAGGTGGACTGACTAAGGCACTATTTTTTGTAAACAAACTAAATTTCATTCCAGTATTTTTCTTTACGTTGTTGCATTAAATCTTTTTTTGCACTTTTGCGTTGTGTTTTTCTTGCACCCTTCATATGATCAAAATATTTGCCTAATTCAGAATTAATTAATGGATGTCCACCACCACCTGTTTTTGCAGTCTTGTTGTAAATATTTTTTGAATAATCGTGATATGATTTATCTATAATTGCTAATTTTTTTAGGATATATCCAAACACAAAACTATCATGCCATTCATCTAAAGTAAATATTCCTGTATCTGCATTTTCATACATATCTTCAAATTCTTTCATAAATTTTTTACAAGTTATGCTTGTCCTATTCAATCCATAAAAACCACACTCGGGCCAAGTTTGTGTCCCACGCCCTCTACCTACAAAAGTAATCCATTTGTCATTTGGTAATAAATCCTCAAATTGTTTGTAGGATATAGGACTATGAACAAATGTATCTGCATCGATCCATACTACCCATTTTGTTAAAGCAGACTTAAATGTTTCAAACACTGCATAAGTTTTATTTGCAAATCTGATTGCGTCCCACTTAAACTCTTTATGATAGTCTCTTGGACGTCTTTCAGGAAAAGGACATTTACCATTTGCTTTCGGAACGTCTTTCCATTTGTTTTTAAATTTTATTAAATTTGTTAAATTTTTTTGTGGTAAAATTGTAATTTGTTCAGGATCAGGATTATTTGGTGAACATTCCTCTGCGTAGACTATCAGTTTTACTTGTTTGTCTACATTATTTGCAAAACTATCAAGAAATCTTTGTCCATACAAATCTAAACCTTCTTTATGAAATGTTGTGATTGCGGTTATCATTTTACATATTTCCTCATATGTTTCCAAGCCAAGCCTTCTTTTACTTCGGCTAGTGTCCAGTGTGTTTGGGCAATTCTTCTTATCCATAATTCTCTATCATAGGCTTGAGGATTATCTAGTTCTTCAAATGTTTTTAAACAAACATCTTTTGCTTGAGCACGTTCAGGGTCAGTAACGAGTGTAGGAATCCCTTCGATTACACTCGCTACTGTTGGACTGCTGTTATGCCCAATTACTGCATGAGCATGAATCAGTTCAGTTTTTAAATCTTTTGCACCGCTTATTTCTACGTTAGAAAAATCTTTATTGCCTGTGTTTATCCAGTTACGTAGAGTGGCAATATGAGCACCTGTATTTTTATCACCAGGATGAAATCTTACTCTAATTAATTTTTTTGGCAAAACTTTTCTTATACCTTGCACTACCATTAACAGCCAGTCTAAAACTTTAGTTCCTCTCATGCTCCAGCCTCCATCTCTTTGACAACATATTAAAACATATTGCCCACCACCAAGCCGCCAAGGTTGTAAGTCTATTTTTAATTCTTTTTTTATAAGTTCCCAACGCATAGGATCTGGGTTATCCCAACAATATTCTGCTGTATTAGGAAATATTCCATCGTATCCATAACGCAAATAATTTTTTGATTGCGTTGGATCTGCAAATAAAAACAAACTGCTATCAACAATTACAGTTCTTTTGCCTTTCTGTTGCTGTCTATCATAAACTGCTTTACGTAAAATTAGATGTCGATGCTTTTGTGAATCCTGATGAGTAAACCCTTGTATCACAGCCACATCGGCATCTACGATTGACCATGTATTAAGAACTAATCCTTTGTCACCAACTTTGTTCACCCCTTCAATAAAATTCTTTATGATTAAAGGTTTTTGTGGCTTTTTGTTTCCAGGAGGAATGCATTTCATATATGATACAACTTTTATCATGTTAATCCATACCTCTGCATTATTCTCCAAGCCTCTCCAGTGCCCAACTCTTTCCAATGATATTGACAATATGCTAACCAATGTTGCCATTTTTTTACTTGCATAGTATCTGCATATAAAGGTGATTCTATTTTGCTTAAATCTTTTAATGTGACACTGTCAGCGGCTGTTTTTTGTGTTGTGAACGCAGGCACTCCTACACAAACACTTTCAATGGCGGCAATGCTTTGATATGTGACTACTGCGTAAATTTTTTCTCTAATCAAATACCAAGGAATTGATCCTTGTCCAACTCTTGAATGTCTTTTGCCTTTGTCTCTAATTATAATTTCTTTGTCTGTATGTTTTTTAAGTTCAGTAATAGTCTGTTCAACCCATTCATCTCTATCAATTTTATAAAATTTACAGGGTTTTTCGCTAGGTGTTACTAACAAAATTTTTCCGCTATGATCTTTACGCCATTCGACAAAGTCTAATTCTTGACTTTGTTGTACTATTCTTTTCCAACGATCATCTGGACAATCAAAAATATTTGTGTGTTGAACATCATTTTTTACAATTCTATGCCAATGTTTCTTTTTAATTAAATTTCCTACGTAACCTGTGTCTATGTAGTAAAAAGGCCTTTTGTTTTCTAATGATTCATATATGACTTTTCTTTTTGCTAAACTTCTAAAACTTATAGGATTTGTAACTGGAGTTTTAATAATTTCTTCGTAAGGAAGATATTCGGCACCTATCCCTTGTACCCAGGCTTTAAGAATTGGATCATCTTTATCCCAATAGTAGTGCATATCATTTTTGCATCATTTCGGCAAGATATTTTTTCCATACATCGCCATATTCACAATTTCTGTAATTTTTAAACCAAGGCCCACCCTCGGTATAATGAATTGCATTTGGTTTTCCATCTTCTGGTTCTTTGTACCAACCAACTAACCAATTCCATTCATGTGATAATTTTCCTATCTCTTCATCTTTTAACCAACTAAATCTATGGAAATATTTTCCATCATAGTTTGGATTGTTAACTAAATCTACTGATAATTTTTCGTTTGAAGGATGTCCACAATTATATAAAACCATAGAACTCCAATTTTTTCTTGGATACTGTGTTTGTTTTTGTCCGTCCATTTTTATTCCTGGTTTAGGAGTGTAGTCATGTTGCACACACATCACAGCATATTTGTCATCTGCTTGGTCAAAAAGTTCTTTAACATCTTTCAAAAATACAATATCAGAATCACAAAACAATGCCCAGCCTTCATAATTTGCAAGTGCTGGAACTAAAAATCTAGTGAAAGTGAATTCTGTAGAGGCAAGTTTATCTTCACCCCTCCAATACCATTTGTCTTGACGTAAAATATTTTGATTTAAAGGTATAACTTCTGCTGAGTCACTGTGTGAATATATTGAATGTTCGCACACTTGATAAGCAATATCTTCTCTTGTGTCGTATCCTACATAAATTTTCATGACTTTGTGCCTACTGTTCTTCTTTCTATATCATCATGATTAAATTCTGCCCAATACAATTCAAAAGCAACACCATCTTCTACACCTTCAAACTGATGAAATTTTCCTGGCTTGACTGTTGTGTAATCGCCTGCATTTAGAATTGTTTCATCTATGAGACCTTGTTGGTCAGCGTCTTGCCACACTCTTACAATCATTTTGCCTGACTCAACAAAAAAGCCATTCCATTTGTATTTGTGTTTGTGTTCTGAACATTTGAATCCTGCTTTGAATTCAATACGATGAAATTCTAACACACCGTTAGCATGGATTAATTCTGTCTTGCCCCAAATTTTTCCTGCTTTCATTACAGTTTATTTTCATATCCTTGTTTTGCCAAAAACTCTTTGACGGATATAGTAGGCTTCCAACCTAGTGCTTTCATTTTTGTTATGTCTGCTTTTGTGTCAGGTCTTTCTCCAGGCATACCTTCTCTTACTGGTAGGTTAGGTGCAATATCTTTTACACTTACACTTTCGCCTGTCCCAATATCAATTGGTCCTTTGTAGTCACTAGCCATTAAAACAATCATTGCTTCTACAACGTCATTGACGTGTACAAAATCTCTTGTGTGGGGCGTCACATATTCTAATTGATTTGATAGTAGTTTGTCAAAGAACATATTCAGTCGTGGAGTTTCTGAATAAACTGTATGGAATCGCATTGCCACAACGTTCGGATGTGGTATGTATTCGATCACGTGTTTGGATGCCGCATAAGGATTTCTCCAAGGATCATATTGTGAACTTGAACTTGCAAACATAACTCTTGTGTTCTGATAATGTGCAAGAATACGTTTTGTGCCTTCAACATTGTTATCCCAATATTTTTTAGGATCATTCATAGATTCTCTAACACCACCTATCCCTGCAAGATGTATTACTAAATCTACTTCTGGTAAATCTGCTGTAAGAATGTTGGCCTCTGCTTTTGTGTCTATGCCAACTACTTCATGTTTTTCTTTGTGTAATCGTTTTACTAAGGCTGAACCGATAAAACCTTTATCACCTGTAACTAATATTTTCATATAGGATTCCTTTGTTTAGAAATATTTATTGGGTAAATTATTTTGATGTAGTGGATTTGATACCTTGTGTTTTGGTAAAATATGGTTTGTATACATACAACCAATCACAAAGTTGACGGCACATTATGGCATCATTAGGCCACCATCCTATACGATTTTGTTTTTCAATTATATCTGTAGCGGCCCAAGGAGTAATTACGTATGCACTATGCCCTGGTAAGCCTTGCGGAATATTTTGAGGAGCCACCCATGGGACATTGTTAAATCCTTCTTGCAATTTTTGATGATAATCTTTAGACTTAAAAGTTGCTCCTCTTGGATCATTAATACTATATGCTCCTATTTTATTATCATTAATCGGTGTGACGAATTTGTTTGTAAAAAGAGCATCATGTTCTAATATCATAATAGATTCGTTCATAGACTGACACATTTGCCACAATCTGTAATGACTTTGTGCCGCGGCAATACGTTTGTTTATATCATATGTTTTATATGGTTTTAGAAATAAATTTGTTTTCTCGCAGGTAATTTTTTTGCCAGAAGGCCAAGTCCATGCTACCGGAAAGATTGTTTCTGGAGTTGTTGCATTGAACAATGTTGCTTCAATATCACTTTCTGTGTCTTGAATACTTTGTAAACATCGTTCAGCATACGATAAACTCCATGCGTCTTTCATTAATGTTATTATGAATGCTTTGATCATAAAAAATTAATTTTATTCTCTGTGACTTTTAATTCTGTCAACTCTTTCGATAACAGTATATCCTACCCTGTGTATGTAATGATCAATTATTTTCCATTTTTGCTCTATTTCTGTGATATAAGTAGCAATAGTCTTAAAAAGTCCTTTTGAAGTTGAAAAATTGGCTGTATCATGGAACACTATATATTTTTTAACTGATGGAGCATGAAGTTTTAATTCTTTCATCAAATGTTCTGGATAATGTGAACTATCAATATGTAGCATATCTACTTCGTCAACAGATTCTGGCTCAGTGCTATTCTGTACTCTATATTCAAAATCTATTTGATTGTCAGTAGAATATTTTTCAAAATGTTTTTTGTAGGGTTCAAAATAATACGGGGCGATATCTAATCCTATAAGTTTTTTAGGATTAGTTAACATTAATCCTGCCAATGTTGCTCCTTGACATACGCCAATTTCTTTTACTATCTTACATTTTTTTGCACAATTAATTAATGCGTCGTGATGTGCATTGTATTCTATTCCATGAGCACCTGATTGTTGTTTTTTAATTTCAGAATAAAATTCATGAATGTCTCTAACGTACGAAATATCTGGTTTGATCATATTTTATTTTTATTTAAGTATTTTTAATTATCACATAAACCATTGCTGGAGTGTTGTTTTTTAGTGCCGTGGTTTGAAATTTTGCTTTTAATTTGCAATTGGAATCATTGATTATTTTTATAATTTCGGAATCATAAATTTCTAAAGGATCAGTAGATTTTGACTTATTTTCTTTTTCGCCAAAGCCATGTTCTAAAAACATATATCCATTTTCACTCAATTGATCTTTCCATGTGTTTAGACTTTTAATTGGGTCATAACTATGATCCCAACTATTAGAATATACAATATCAAAATGATTTATCCATTTGTTGTTTACGTTATGAAAATCCCATTCTACTACATTTTTAAATTTATTTGCTGTGTGTGATATTTCTGTTCCTAATATTTTTGCAGACGGATAATATTTTTCAAAATAAATTAACTCTTTAGCATTACGCACTCCATGACATAATATATTTTCTGCATTTTTTTTGTGTAATTTTATTTTTTTTAAAGTTTGCTCGTTAATCCAGACATTATCCAACTTTTTTACATTTGCTTCTGTTTGAATTTTTTTATATTCTTGATAATTCTTATATTGATAAATTTTCATTAAATTCCATGACTCATATTCAAATTTTTTAGTTTAAATGTAAAATACTCAGGCATCATTGTTTGTATTTTTACATTATAATTATTTATGAAATAATCTGATTGCTCCCAACCATGCTTTGTTAGACTATCTAAAAGTTTTTTTGCTCCTTTTGGAGTAATTCCGTATGCGGCTGTGCCAGGCATCATGCTGTAACCGTTGAACATATTTTCAAAATAATATGTCAAAACATCTGTTTTGTATTCATTTAAACCTATCTCGAAGCATGGTTTAGATTTCTTTTTCCAAACATGGTCAAACACCTTTTGATTAAAGGCAGACTCGACATTTAAAATTAAAAGTTCTTCGAATTGTGTATTGTCCCATTTTTTTAAACAAAAACTGTCTTGTTCTATGACAGCAATAGGTTTATTCAATTCCAAACATTTATGCCATAGTCGTACATGATTCATAAAGCAGGATTTTTTAGTGTGAAACAATTTTTTATTTTCGTTATAAAAATTATTAACCCTACTTGGTTGAATTCTTATAAAATTGTATTTTTCTTCATATTTTTTTAATGTAAAAGGTGTTACTCCTTCAAATAATTCGGCATCAAATTTGTCTTTACAACTGTCAAGACAAACTTTAGCATATTCCTCAGATTTACTATTGCCTTTGATATAAATTACAAATGATTTCATATTTTTTTTAGTATTTCTTGGATATTTTCACCACGTTGCGGTAATTTATCACGCAAGAAGAAGTGGACAAAATAACTTTCTTTCTGTCTATGTTTTTCGACTGCGGTATACAACGAGTTCCAACGCCAATCCATGTTTTTAACTTTCATTTGTTCTTTTTTCACCCACCAGTTTAAAAGCATCTGATCAGTACTCCATTTGTAAAAGCCAACGCCGTCAACAAAATCCTTAAATTCAGGTCTTGAAATGAATTCTTTAGGTGTTTCTCCTTTTAAATATTTTGCAAATGATTTATTCATGACCATGAGACCCATATTGTAAAATTCAGCACCTAAATGATTCCACTTCCAATCAACATCTTTTAAATTTGTGAACGCACTCCTTGAATATTTTGTTATTTTATTTTTATATTTGTGGTTTAGTGGTAATTCTCTTTCAGCAACACCGCCAAAATCATATTCTATTGGCAAATCTAAGAAAATGTCCGGAGCATTAGATTTTATATAGATATCACTATCAACTATTGCAACTTGGTCATACATATCAAAGTATGCAAAGGCATTTTCTTTTTCATAAATTGGCATATACCCTAATCTTTCTACTGCTTCTTTGCTTCTGCCTGTTCTATTCATGTCAGGTCGTATTTTTAATTTGGGTTCGGTCAAGATTATGTGATCTATGCTATATTTTTTACAATATTCTGCAACACTATTAATACAAGTAGTATAAAGTTTACTTGGTTTACCTACACTTACTTGAAATATCAATTTTTTCATTTATAATCCTTTGTAAAACTAAAATTTTTCTTAGAAAATGTTATTTTGTTGTGTTTATCAAATTCTATGTGACAAATGCCGTTGTTTAAACACCAATCTGCCGGCATTGCTCCCTGTTTGTCTATCCAGTTGACAATTTTTTTTGCTCCTTGTGGTGAAATACAGTAGGCTCTTGCTCCTTCCCACCATTGTCCAACAGGCATAGGCTTGGCTGGACGAAATCCTTCGAACTTTAGCACATCTTTAAATTTTTTATCTATCGAAAAGTGTTTTTTAAACAAAACATCATGTTCAAAAATACAAATATTGTGTTTCTGCTTTGCACACTGTTTCCATAAATTGTATTGACTTAGAAAACAACCTTGTGTTCCAGGTCTACCCATCAAACGGATACATTTTTTACTCGATTGGTAAACTTTTAAACCATAATCATCGAGACTATGTTTTGTTCCATCAACTCCTTCATAAAGTTCAAGATTCCAACCTAATGCTTTGCCTGATGCAAGTGCTTCATTGGCCCATTGAACAGAATATTCATGGTTTTTCAAATAAATGATGTATCCTTTAGGATTTTCCATAATTTTTGTTTCGTTTTTTGTGAAATCTTAATTTTTCATTGTCAGTAAACCAAGTGTACTTTAAATTTTTATATCTGTGACCATATTTCTTTTTTCCTTTTGCTGTGCTAAAAACTTCTCCTCCAGATTTTAGTCCCCAACTGTTCCAATGGTAAGGAATCGACTCAAAATTTCTTTTATCTAAAATATCTTTAAGCACGTGTTGATCAATAAACCAATATATTGGTTTCTTAAAAGCGTCTATCATTTTATTTGCAAGTTCAGTCTTAAATTCACTTCCTTCAGCACCTATGCCAGGAGAAATACAACTTGCAATATAAACTGAAGGATCTTTTGGCTTTCTCATAGCACAAGGTTGTCTAGTAATTCGTTTAAAATCGTGTATAGCAAAAGTATTACGACATATACCATCTGCATCTATTTGCAACACGTGTTGATAGTGATCAAAAAGTTTATTCATCAACATAAATCTTGCACTTGACAAATAAATTTTTCTTTTCAAATCATAATCGTTATTTGTTTGACAAATTTCAGGACCTCTTGCAAAAACAGGATGTTCTTTGTTTAATTCAAACTGATCATAAAAACCTTTAGGGTGTCTTTCGAATGTATATGTGATACTTGCATTTTTAATGAGATGTTTATAGGAATGTTCTTCACCTTCTTCATAAATCATGTGGACATGAATATGACTTTGTTTGCCATTGTAGTATAAAGTGCTCCTTGCAAGGTATTGTCCGTGTTCTGCCCAGTATTGTGGATCACAACTGAAATAAATTATGCATTGTTTGTTTTCTGGTTTGTCACCTTGTATAATTTGTTTATCGAAAATCATTAGTAATATTTTAATTGATCTTTTTTATATTTTTTTGGTCTGCAAAAACTATTTGCACTTCTTCCTTTCCTGTTTATCCAGTATTTTTCATTTATTCTAAAATAACTCGTGTCTGTGTATTTTAAATTTACAGCAACTGAATTTAGAGCAACGTCAGGACTTAATGCACCTTTGGCCCACACATAATCAATCATTTTATTTGCTCCTATAGGTGTGATAATGTAACTATGACTGCCTTTTATACTTGTTTTGTTTAATAATTCTGTACCAGATAAATCAGGTATACTGTCACAGTGATTGTGTATTCCTTCTCCTCGATTTGTTTCACAATGAGCATTGTAATCTTGCACTAACCTACTGTACCTATCAAGATGTAATACATCATCGAATTTATTCAAAAAATATTCTGGAATATCACGCAGTTGTACTGCATCATGTTCTAAAATTAAAAAAGGCTGATTTTTTTCTCTACATAATTTCCACAATCTTAAATGGGACAGAAGACAGCCAATTAATCCTGGGTTTAATGTTTTAAATTTTTGTCCAATCTTAAATTTTTTTAAATCATGTTCTACCCAATGTGTATCAACATCACTTCCATATGTGGCAGGAAATTTTTCACCTTTTTCACCGAATTTTCCAAGTGATTCTAAAGTTTCTTGTGCCAGTGATTCACTAAATGATTCACCCATCATGGTTATGACGTATGTTGGAATTTTTAAAGACATATTTTGAATATTTATTGGATTAAATTTTTGGTGTGCTTTATATAGAAGCGTCTTCCATTCCAGCAACTCTTAGTTTAACAATGTTTGTGATTTGCCATTGCTTTTGGTCTAGTCCTTTTGTAATTCCTAGCCATTTGTTTCTTAACAATGCAAATTCGTTGATTATCTTTTCATAATCAACAACATCATCTTCACCGTCAACATATTTTTCAACATCTCTGCTGGATAGTGCTCTTTGATAATTTTCTAAATATTTTTTGAAATGTTTTGAACGTAGTCTACGCAACTCTATGTTCATGTATTGCAAAATGGCTTCAATTTCTTGCAGTTGATTGAATCTTTGTTCTACAATGCCAGGCATATCTGCTGACGCTTTTTCAACATTGCCTTTTATTTTTATTTCGTAACGTGCTTGTTGCAACTCGTCTTCATAATGTTTAATGGCATCAGGAATAGCACTGATGTCTTTCGCTATTTTTTGATACCATCCTGACATTAATAATCCTCGTCTTCTGATTCTCCGATTTCTAAACAGTATGTGATTGCTTTGTCTAAATCATCGTCGGCTCCAAGAGCGTCTTTTAAATCATCATCTTCTGCTCCGTGATCCACCAGTAAGTCTACAAATTTTTCCGCAATAACATCCATCGGTTGTTTTCTATCTATGTACTCTTTAAAGAATGTCCATAGTTCCACAACTTGACTTCCAGATAACATCTTACTCCTCTACTTTTACAGTTTCTTTGTCTTCAATCGGTTCTAAATTGCTAAAATCTTTCATTATATTGTCTAGCAATTCGCCACCTTGTTCCCAAACTCTTCTATATTCTTTGTGTTCCGTTTTTTTGGAATCAACAT